ACAGCAGCTACGGCTGATGCAACAGCTGGTTCAATTGTTGTAACAGTTGAATACGTTGTACGTGATTCTGACGGCTCTGCTAACCCGTCTGCTTCACAGCAATAATTGATCTTGGGGGCTTCGGCCCCCGCTTTTTAAAGGATTGATTATGGGAATGCAAACAGACGTAAAAGCCGCCCACTTAAACGTAAGTGGCATAGCGGTCAGTGGACAAAACCGCCTCAAAGGTATTATCTACACCAGCGGAACTTCTGCCGGTACGCTTAACATCTGGGACACGGTTACAGCCCCCACTGCAATCACTTCCTACACTCGTTCAGGCACGATTGTAACGGTTACTTTGGCCTCACATGGCTTGGTTACCGGGGACAAGATTGGTTTGACTTTCAGTTCTGGAACTGGCGGTTATGGAACAAACGGCAACTATGTCGTTACTGTTTTAACTTCTAGCACTTACACGGTGACTGACATTAACTCAGGAACCATCACCTCTGGTACAGGTGGAACTCAAACTGCGGCTGGTGGGCGTTGGATGTTCTCCCTAGATACAGCGGCAACAACCACATCTGGACAACCCGGCGCACCTTACATCTTGATTCCCGGCGAAGGCATAAAAGCCGACACAGGCATTTATTGCCAACTGGGAACCGCAGGCACAAACCAAAACGGTGTAACGGTGTTCTATGGCTGACAAGAGTTTCAACTTGGTGGGGCGCAAGCTTATGATTGCGATCCCTTGTTACGATGGCAAGGTCAACATCAAGACCGCTTTTGCCATAGCGCAACTCGTCCCCAAGTTGGACAAAATGGGCGTAGTGATTCATCTGGTACACCTGTCTGGATGCTCAATCATCACCAAAGCACGGAACAAGCTGGTATCCAACTTCATGGAATCAGACTGCACTGATATGCTTTTTGTGGATGCCGATGTGGTCATCAATGTGGAAGCGGTGACACGGCTAATGGCTCTGTCTACAGACCGGGACATTGTGGCTGGGACGTATCCCCGTAGGGCGGCAGATGCCAAGTTCTTCTTGGACTTCTACCTGGATGAGAACAACCAGTTAGAGTTTGATGAGAACGGCCTGATGCGTGTGGAGAGCGTAGCGACAGGCTTTATGCTGATCCGTCGCCATGTAATTGAATCCATGATTGCAGCCCATCCCGAGTGGAAATACAAAGGCGATGGAGATGGCGCAGATGAATACGCTGTGTTTGACTTTGCCATCGTGGACGGAAACTACATTGGCGAGGATTACCTGTTTTGCCGCAGGGCCAGAGAACATGGGTACAAGATCTATCTTGATCCAATGATCAGCCTGCCGCACATTGGCACACAAGAATTCACCCGCAACTTTGAGCAAGATGCTTTGCAGCCATTGCTCAAGGAGCATTCACGGCTGCATTTGAAAGTAGCAAATGGGTAGCCCAGCATGGACACGCAAAGAAGGCAAGAACCCCAACGGTGGTTTAAACGCCAAGGGACGGGCCTCTGCCAAAAAGCAGGGAATGAACCTGAAGCCTCCTCAACCAGAGGGCGGCAGCAGGCGAGACTCTTTTTGTGCAAGGATGACTGGGATGAAAAAGAAACTCACATCCGAGAAGACTGCCAAAGATCCAAACAGTCGGATTAATAAAGCATTGCACGCTTGGAATTGTTAAAACCTATCAAGGAGTGGTCATGAAAAAGATGAAACGTTTTGCCGAGGGCGATGCTGTGGGTTTAGATGTTATGGATGAGAGCGGAGAGCTTTCAAAGCTGCGCCGTAATCCAGAAACTGGTGAGTTGTACAGCCCAACTGGTGATGTCACTCCACCGCCTAGCGCAAAACGGGCACCTGCTCCCATGAAAGCGCCTGTAAAGACTGTAGCTCCTGCAAAGCCTGTGGTTCAAGCAAAAGAACAGGCTCCAAAAGCAATGCAAGCGCAAGAATCCTCTGCTCCTCCAGGTTACTACCGTAGTTTTAGCGGCAAGATGATGCCAAAAACCGAATCAGAACGTCCTGATCTTGGTGCAATGATTGGCTCTGGCATATCAAAAGTTGGTAAAGCCCTGGGAAGCCTGTATCAAAAGCCCGAAAAATACATGACTCCTGAAGAAAAGGCGGCAAAAAAACGTGCAGAGTCAGGCGCTGGTGCTTACAAAACTGGTGGAAGCGTTTCCAAGGCTTCTAGTCGTGCAGATGGTATTGCTCAGCGAGGCAAGACTCGCGGAAAGATGTGCTAATCATGAAGAAATATGCTCCAGGTGGATACATGACCCCCGAAGATGTTGCCGAAGAAAAAGCCTCAAAAAGGGCTGGCGCTGCTTATGATAAAGCTATGCCTGAGCCAGATACCACATTTGGCCCATTGAAAAAGACATCTGCTCGAAAAACGGCTGAGCAAATGGAGTTGGAGCGAACATCTCCCATGGCTTCCAAGATGGCTAAAAGTACGCCAACGATGGCACAAACTGCCAAAGATGCGCTAAAAGCTGGAGTTGGAATTCCATTTGCAATGGCTGCGGACATGATAACTGGGCCTAAAAAGCGTTCTGAGGAAGAAATGTCTGAGTTGACCCGTGAAGTTGCTAAAGGTAAAAAGATGGCAAAAGGTGGCATGACTGCCTCCTCCCGTGCTGACGGTATTGCTTCCAAAGGCAAAACCAAGGGTAGGTTTGTCTAATGGAAATGGCTATTTGGAACGCTATTTTGACGGCCTTTCTGGGGTTGCTTGGTTGGAATCTGAAAGAGAAATCCGATGAGATTAAACGACTTCAGATTTTGATCAATAAAACCCGAGAAGAAATGCCGAAGGAATACGTTACCAAGGTAGACTTGCATACAGACATTAATCGAATCATTGACAGGTTAGATAGACTAGAAACCAAGATTGACATGTTCATAAAGGAGCAACGAAATGCCCTCTCATAGCGCCAAGCAGCACAGATTCATGGAGGCGGTGGCCCACAATCCATCGTTTGCCAAGAAAGCAGGAGTCCCACAATCCGTGGGAAAAGAGTTTGCAAAAGCCGATAAAGGCAAAACATTTTCACGAGGTGGTGACATGAAAGAATCTAAAGCGATGGTTGGTAAAGAAATTGGCTTTATGAAAGCCAAGGGCGCTCCCAAGTCTATGATGAAGCACGAAATGTCCGAGATGAAGGGCATGAAAAAAGGTGGAAACGTTACCACCACCAAGATGGGCGCAGTCAAAACCAAGCCCGGTAACATCAATGGTGTTGCTGCCAAAGGTTTGACCAAGGGCAAAGTTGTCTCTATGGCCGGTAGCCGTGGCATGAAGCGCGGCGGGAAAGCTTGAGATGAGGCCCAGCCGAGGTATGGGCGCAATAAGCCCTTCCAAAATGCCCACGGGGGTGCGGAAGGCGCGGCGTGATGACACTGACTTCACACAATATGCTGAAGGCGGAGAGGTTTGGAATACGCCAAATCCCGCAAAAAAGCATAAGAAGCTGAAGCCTGCGCAAAAAACACTTGCCAAAACAATGGCAAAGAAGGCTGGTCGCCCATATCCAAACTTGGTTGACAATATGAGAGCCATGAAATGAGCTATACCACTGGCACTTCAGCGTTCAACATGGACTTCACGGAGATAGCCGAGGAGTCATGGGAGCGTGCTGGGCGTGAAATGCGCAGTGGTTATGACTTGCGAACAGCCCGCAGGTCAATGAATTTGATGACCATTGAATGGGCAAATCGTGGTCTAAATATGTGGACTATTGAGGCTGGATCATTCCCTTTGACGCCAGGATTGAACACCTATGCGCTGCCATCGGACACCATTGATCTGCTAGATCATGTGATTCGCACGGGCGCAAATAGCTCTTCAACCCAGGCGGATTTAACTATTTCCCGCATTAGTGTTTCTACTTATGCGACTATTCCCAACAAATTGCAGCAAGCTAGGCCAATTCAGGTCTGGATTCAGCGTTTGTCTGGTGAAACAAACCCCACCACTTTGACCACAAGTGGAAGCGTTACCAGCACGGCAACCACGATTACGCTGACTTCCACTGTTGGGTTGGCGTCATCTGGGTTCATCAAGCTGGATAGTGAAATAATTTACTACGGCTACATCTCTGGGAACGACATAGGCTCATGTTTCCGTGGGCAAGCTAACACTACCGCAGCTACGCACACGACTGCTACGGCGGTGTTTGTGCCCCAGCTACCGGCGGTAACAGTGTGGCCTACGCCAGATAACTCTACATCGTATGAATTTGTGTATTACCGTATGCGCCGTATCCAAGATGCCGGTTCTGGTATCCAAATTGCAGACATGAATTTCCGTTTCTTGCCGTGTGTAGTGGCTGGTTTGGCTTACTACATTGCCATGAAAGTGCCTGAATTGCAGGGCCGCATGGATATGTTGAAGATGGCATATGACGAGCAATTCACGTTGGCGGCTGGTGAAGATCACGAAAAAGCGCCGATCCGGTTTGTTCCTAGACAGATGTTCATAGGTGGGAGTACGCCCTAATGGGTAATACATACTCATCAGGCAAGTTTGCAATTGCTGAGTGTGACCGATGCGGGCAGCAGTTCAAACTAAAAAAGCTCAAGACCGAAGTTGTAAAGACCAAGCGATATGAGATCAAGGTTTGTCCTGAGTGCTGGGATCCTGACCATCCTCAATTGTTGCTGGGTATGTATCCGGTGGAGGATCCGCAGGCTCTAAGAGCGCCCAGGCGGGACACAACGTATGTCACGGCAGGGCCGAATGGCTTGCAGATTGACAATACAGGATTTGGAGGCTATCCAACTGGAGGCTCCAGGGATATACAGTGGGGCTGGAGGCCGGTCGGTGGATCTAGCTTATTTGATGTGGCACTGACGCCAAACTACTTGGTGGCAATGGCAAGTGTTGGTACAGTAACGGTTAGCACAACTTAGGAGCAGAAAATGGCAAAGAGCGACAGCAAAGAAGACATGAAGATGGACAAAACGCAAGATAAAGCTATGATTAAAAAAGCTTTTAAACAGCACGATGCCCAAGAACACAAAGGCGGTAAAGGCACAACTTTGAAGCTTAAAAAAGGTGGCCCTACCAGCATGGATCGCAAGATGTATGGGAAGAACCTTTCCCGCGCAATGAACCAGAAATCTGGGAGCAAATAATGGCTAAATTTAGCAACAAGATGATGGGTAAAGAAGTTGGCAATGCGTTAACGTATGCCGTTCCTCATACCATGAATGGCAAAGCTGCTCCCATGCAGACGAACCCTGGCAAAGAGCCAAATGGTAGTGCAGCCGCAAATGTGAATATGTCTGTTGGTAACATTAACCGCAACGGCTACTCGGCACCCAAGACTGACGGCATCAAAATCCGTGGTACTGGCGCAGCCACCAAAGGCGTGATGGCACGGGGGCCAATGGCATGACTTACAACGAGCTTGTCGTTGCTGTTTCTGACTACTGTGAGAACACGTTTCTCACGGTAGATATGAACACAATGATTAAGCAGGCAGAGCAGCGTATCTATAACACTGTTCAATTGTCTAACCTGCGAAAGAACGTGACGGGGACAGTTACGACAGGTAATCAATACTTGTCAGCCCCTGCTGATCCTAGCTTTCTCTCTGCTTATTCGTTGGCTGTGATTGACGGAAGCGACTATCTTTATTTGTTGAATAAAGATGTTAACTTCATGCGTGAGGCGTATCCAAATACGTCAGCGGCATATCGTGGTAAGCCCAAGCACTATGCTATTTTTGGCCCGCAATCAACGGATGCAACAGAGTTGTCGTTTATTCTTGGCCCAACACCAGACGCAACGTATTCAGTTGAATTGCATTACTACTACTATCCAGAGTCCATCGTGACTGCCGGTACAACTTGGCTGGGCAATCATTTTGATTCAGCTTTGCTCAATGGCACGTTGGTAGAGGCAATTCGATACATGAAAGGTGAGCCAGATATGGTTGCCTTGTATCAAAGCATGTATATGCAATCTATTGCTTTGCTTAAGAATTTGGGCGATGGCAAGCAGCGTCAGGATTCTTATCGTGATGGTCAGGTCAGAACGGTAGTCCAATGAGCATTGTTCAAACGCAAACCACCAGCTTCAAAGCGCAGCTTTATCAGGGCATACATGACTTGACCACGGATGTGATCAAGATCGCCCTGTTTACAGCCAATGCAAATTTGAATGCAGACACAACCGCTTACTCTTCAGACAACGAAGTAAGTGGAGGTAACTATGCGCCTGGGGGTTTGCAGTTAACACCGATCACGGTGAGCAGTTCTGGATATACGGCCTATGTAGGCTTTCCAAATGTGTCATGGACGGGCGCTATCACTGCAAGATGTGCTTTGATTTATAACTCAAGCAAGAGTAATAGATCAGTGGCAGTGTTGGATTTTGGATCCGACAAAGTATCTACATCGGGCGGAACGTTTCCAATAACGATGCCTGCCAACACCGTAACCACAGCATTGATCAGGAGTTCAAATTGATAGTCACAACCACCAAGGGCGACATGGATGATTCTTTGCTTGAGAAGCGAGAAGGAACCGTGGACAATGACAATGAACAAACCACTTGGGTTGAATATTGGTTGGAAGGTGAGTTAGTTCACCGCTCCGCCCATGTGACCCTGAAGAAAATGCCGGTTTTTGCCGGTGCTGAAGCCGCATCTTTAGGTTAAAGGAAACAAAATGGCGAACACACAATCAATGACCACCTCGTTCTTGGCCGAGGTTTTGACTGCAACCCACAACTTTGGCGTTGCACCAATCCGTGCGGCCACCACCGCTGACACGTTTAAAGCGGCCTTGTACCTAACATCGGCAACGATTAATGCCTCCACCACGGCTTATTCGGCCACGGGTGAGGTAACGGGAACAAACTATTCTGCTGGTGGCGTGACAGTAACTAATGCTACTGTCCCGGCATCCTCAAACACCTCGACAACCGCAGGAACAGCCTATTGGACTCCTTCGGCATCGATCACCTATACCACGGTGACTTTATCCACGGCGTTTGATGCGGTGTTAATCTATAACTCAACACAGAGTAACAAGGCGGTCAGTGTCCACACCTTTGGTTC